CCGGTTCCTTTAGAGAGAGAAGTCGAGGTCCCTCCACAGTCGCCCTGCGGGCGCCGTGGAACCAGAGGGGGTTGACAGCGGTGCGGCTGGCGGCTACCAACTCCTCCGCTATGGAGAATCAAAAACAACGCAAGCCACGCACTCGTAAAGCAACCAGTCCAGAGATTCTTAATCTCAAGAAGTCGGTATCCACCGCGCTGAAGGCGGCATGGAACGTGGACGTGGTGCGAGCGCGGCGTGAGAAGCAGGTTCTGCGGGAGCGCGACACGCTCCAGCGGAAGCTGGAGGCGCAGCGCGTTGCGCTGAAGCAGGTGATCGCGGCGGTTGAGGCGGCACTGGCGGCCATCACCCCTGAGCCGGCATCACCCCAAGAGGCCACCCCCCTGCTCACCCCGGAGCCCCAGCTTGTTCCGGAGACCGCGGTGGCCTAAGCTTTGAGCGCGACACCTGCCGACCTTGGGCCACCATACCTGTAGGCGTAAATGAGAGTGGTGTGACAGCCGGGAGAGACCGGCGACTCTTTCATGTGGATACTACCGAAATCACTCATCTCTCGCTTTGCTCCGGGTACGGCGGCATTGACCTCGGACTCAAGCGAGTGCTCCCGGGCCTGCGCACAGTCGCTTATGCGGAGATCGAAGCCTTCGCAATCGAAGTCCTACTTGCGAGAATGGAAGGCGGGCAGCTTGACGCGGCTCCGATCTGGAGCGATCTCAAGTCCTTCCCTTGGGAGCAGTTTTCTGGGCTGGTGGACGTCCTCACTGGAGGCTACCCATGTCAGCCCTTCAGCGCAGCCGGCAAGCGTCTCGGCACAGACGACGAGCGGCACCTGTGGCCCTACATTGCAAACGGCATTCGACTTCTTTGCCCCCGAGTCTGCTTCTTCGAGAACGTCGAGGGACACATCTCGTTGGGACTCTCCACAGTCATTAGCGACCTGGAGGAGTTGGGTTACCGAGCGACGTGGGGCATATTCTCAGCGGCTGAAGTCGGCGCGCCTCACCAGCGAAAGCGCGTGTTCATCATGGCCGACCGTGACAGCAAACGAGGACAGCTATCAAATTGGTGGAAACAGTCAACAGAGCAAATGTCTATCGGCTATGGCACGTCGTGGAGAAATGTCTGGCCCAGCCGTCCCGGAGAACCCCAGCACGCATGGGAGCCGCCCAGAGTCGTGGTCAACGCCGCAATGCCACGATGCAGTGGGCAGGAGCAACAATCAGAAAGCGATACACGGATCGAAACACGGGTGCCGTTGCTTGGTGCAGGACGTGAAAGCGTGGGCGACGCTGGAAGGGATGGACGGCGGCAAGATCAGCCGTGGCGGGAAACGGAAGAACGAGTTACTGCTGACGGGACAGGTGAAGGCGTGGGCGAGTCCACACGCGAACCGCCACACGGGAGCGGGACAAGCTCCGGAGAAGCAGGGTGCTCCGAATTTGCAGACTCAGGTGCAGTCGTGGGCAACGCCGAGCAGCAGCATGACTGCGGGCAGATCAGAACAAATGAACTGTCGAGCGGGCAGGGAGGGCTACGGGCACACAGGGAATCAACTATTGAGGCAGACGGGCAACAACGGCAAGCTCAACCCGCGCTGGGTGGAGACGCTGATGGGCCTGCCGGTGGGGTGGACTATGCCGAGTTGTGCGTCACCTGTGACAATCGCACCGACGAATTGCGCCTGCTCGGCAACGGAGTAGTACCAGCGACGGCGGAGATTGCTTTTAAGACGCTTCTTGCTGAAGTTCTCCAATGACCCACGACCCCGACCCCGAGCACCCTGACGCGCCCCCTGAGGCGAGTGTGGATCTGGCCTTCCGGCTGGTGTTGAGCGCGGCAGCGCGTGACATCGACTATGAGGAGTACGCCTTCGAGGTGGAGGGCGGCATGGACGACGGTGTTGAGTACAAAGTTCTAGTGATAAGAGTATGACAACAGAATACGAACTCTCGCAGTTGAAGTTAGCGGCTGACGCCGAGCGTAGCGGTCAGCTTGCGGCGGCATGGCGCAAGGTCGCGGGTGAGTTGGCGCAAGCGCTACGCATCAGCGGTTGGACGCAGATTTCCGGCGGCAGAGACGCTTTAGACGCATATGATCGCTTGCTAAGAGCGGATATGGAAGTTAGTCTACAACCTCAACCTTTAGTTAAGAACTAAGGGATACGGACGAAGGAAGACACCCGGCCCTGCGTGTGCAGGTGTCCGGGTTTTTCTTATTGAATATGAACGATGTATATCATCCTACGCACTACACAGAGCACCCGAGTGGTGTGGAGTGCGTTACTATCGCCCAAGAGTTCAACTTCAACCTTGGGAACGTCATCAAGTACGTCTGGAGGGCTGGCCTGAAGACAGAGGACCCGATCCAAGACCTTCAGAAGGCAGCCAAGTACATCGAGTTTGAGATCAACCGATTGCATCGGCTTAGCGGCAGATGAGCGATCCACTTGACGGCATTGACAAGAAGCTGGAGCTGACGCTCCTGCTGGAGGAGACGCTGCGGCGCAAGCGCGAGCGCAAGATCGCGTCTTACTTCCCGGATGAAGGCCCGCTCAAAAGATCCCTCTACCCGAAGCATCTGGCGTACTTCGCGGCAGGGGCTCGCTACCGCGAGCGGTTGATGATGGCGGCGAACCGTATTGGCAAGACCGAGAGCATCGGCGGGTACGAGATGGTTCTTCATATGACCGGCAAGTACCCGGACTGGTGGGAGGGCCGGCGGTTTGACCGGCCGATCAATGCGTGGGCTGCGGGGGACACTGGGAAGACAACGCGCGACATTCTTCAGATGAAGCTGCTGGGGCCACCCGGGGAGTTTGGGACCGGCTTGATCCCTAAAGCCGATCTACTGCGCACCACCGCCAAGGCCGGTGTAGCGGAGGCGATTGAGACGATCAGTGTGCGACATCTTAGCGGCGGCGAGTCCCGCCTGGTGTTCAAGTCTTACGACCAGCGCCGTGAGGCCTTCCAGGGCTCCGAGCAGGATGTGATCTGGTTGGATGAAGAGCCGCCGCTGGATGTGTACACGGAGTGTTTGCTGCGTACGATGACGAACAACGGCATGACGATGTTGACGTTTACGCCGCTTATGGGTTTGAGCGAGACGGTGTTGAGCTTTCTGCCGAATGGCGACATCCGGGAGCAGTCTTCTGGAAGCAAGTACGTCGGCATGGCAACGTGGGACGACGTGCCGCACCTCACCCAGCAGCAGAAAGACGAACTCTGGGCTAGCATCCCGCCCTTCCAACGTGACGCCCGCTCGAAAGGCGTCCCCCAGCTTGGCGCCGGCGCCATCTACCCGGTGCCGGAGAGTGAGCTTGTTGTGCCGGAGTTCCAGATTCCGGAGCATTGGAAGCGGTGTTTTGGGATGGACGTTGGGTGGAACCGGACGGCGGTGGTGTGGGGTGCTACCAACCCGGATAGTGGGGTCACGTTTCTCTACAACGAGTACTATCGCGGCCAGGCGGAGCCGATTTTGCACGCGGAAGCGATCAAGTCCCGTGGGGAGATCCCGGGCGTGATTGATCCGGCCTCCCGTGGGCGTGCGCAGACTGACGGCCAGCAGCTTTTGGGCATGTACCGCAAGCACGGCTTGGACATTACGCTTGCGAACAACGCAGTGGAGAGCGGTTTGTACAGCGTGTGGCAGATGATGTCTGAGAACCGTATCAAGGTGTTTTCGAGTCTGCGGAACTGGCTTAATGAGTTTCGGCTTTATCGGCGGGACGAGAAAGGCCGTGTCGTCAAGGACAACGATCATTTGATGGACGCGACACGGTATTTGGTGGTAAGTGGTTTGAGTCGAGCGGCCGTCCCCGGCAAGGCTTCACAGAAGAGAAGCGGCATGTTTGCGATGCCGGTGATTAACTTTTTCAAGCGATGAACGAAGATAAACTTTCCACAATCCACCAGCAGGCCCGCAAGGAGTTCGATCAGATCCAGAGTGCCCTGTATCAGGAGCGGATGAATTGTCTTGGGGACCGGCGGTTTTGTTCGCTGGCTGGTGCGCAGTGGGAGGGACCGCTTGGACAGCAGTTCGAGAACAAGCCCCGGTTTGAGGTAAACAAGATTCACATGGCGGTGTTGCGGATCATCAACGAGTACCGCAACAACCGGATCGGCGTGCAGTTCGTTTCCAAAGAGGGAGACGAGTACGACAAGCTGGCGGATACGTGTGCCGGGTTGTACCGTGCGGATGAGCAGTCCCCCACGGCCGAAGAGGCCTACGACAACGCCTTTGAAGAAGCTGTGATGGGCGGGTTTGGGGCCTGGCGGCTCCGAACCGAGTACGAGAACGAGGAAGACCCCGAGGAGGACAAGCAGCGGGTGTGTATCGAGCCAATCTTTGATGCGGACACGAGCGTGTACTTTGATCTTGGCGCCAAGCGCCAGGACAAGGCTGATGCCAAGCGGTGTTTTGTGCTGACCAGCATGACGTACGACGCCTACCGGTCGGAGTGGGGAGATGATCCCTCGACGTGGCCGAAGACCATTACGCGCAGCCAGTTCGACTGGTACACTCCTTCTGTAGTTTACGTCGCTGAGTACTACGTCGTGGAGGAGGTTTCCGAGCAGATCCGCATCTACCGTGACCTTACCGGCAAGGAGGAGAGTCTGCGGCCGGATGAGCTTCACCAAGAGGAGGAGATGCTGTCTACCGGCTGGAAAGAAGTGCGCCGCAAGAAGGTCAAGACCCGCAAGGTACACAAGTACATCATGTCTGGGGCGAAGATTCTGGAGGACTGCGGGTACATTGCCGGGAAGCACATCCCGATTATCCCGGTGTACGGGAAGCGGTGGTTTGTGGACAACGTGGAGCGGTGCATGGGGCATGTGCGGCTTGCGAAAGACGCGCAGCGGCTAAAGAACATGCAGCTCAGTAAACTGGGCGAGATTGCGGCGCTCTCCGCCACGGAGAAGCCGATTCTGCTGCCTGAGCAAGTCGCCGGGCACCAACTGATGTGGGCGGAGGACAACCTCAAGAATTACCCGTACCTGCTGATTAACCCGGTCACGGACGCGAACGGCAACACGGTTCCCGGGGGACCTGTGGCGTACACGAAGCCTCCGTCGATTCCGCCGTCGATGGCGGCACTGCTCCAGCTTACTGAAGCCGACATGCAGGAGATTCTTGGCTCCCCCCAGCAGGGAGACAAGATGGTGAGTCATCTGAGCGGCAAGACCGTGGAACTGATCCAGCAGCGCCTGGACATGCAGACTTTCATCTACATGAGCAACATGGCCAAGGCCGTGAAGCGGTGTGGGGAGGTGTGGCTCTCGATTGCCCGGGACATCTTTGTCGAGCAGGGACGGAAGATGAAGTCGATCGCTTCAAGCGGCAAGATGGAAGCGGTGGAGCTTATGAAGCCGGTCGTCAACGACGAGGGCGAGATTGAGTACGAAAACGACATGTCCTGCGCGGAGTACGACGTGGAGGTGACCGTGGGACCAAGCAGCGCCACCAAGCGGCAGTCAACGGTACGGGCGCTGACGGACATGATGACGCTCACCCAAGACCCGGAGATGACCCAGGTGCTTTCGAGCATGGCGATGCTCAACATGGAAGGGGAAGGGATCGAGGACGTGCGCGATTACTTCCGCAAGAAGCTGCTGAAAATGGGCGTGATTCGCCCCACCGACACCGAGGCTCAGGAGTTGGCCATGGAGGCGCAGAATGCCCGCCCAGACCCGCAGGCAGAGTACTTGCAGGCGGCAGCAGCGGCAGAGACGGCACGCGCCCAGAAAGCGCAGGCAGACAGCATTCTGGCGGTCGCCAAGGCAGAGGAGACCAAGGCCAAGACGACGGAGACACTTTCAAAGGTCAGCACCACCGATCAGGAGCGGATCTTTGCGCTGGCGGATCGCCTTACGCAGGCGACCCAGCCGCAGATGCAATAGTGCTTGCATTTGTGTAAAATTTTTGCACACATGAACACCAATACAACGGCAGAAGATAGCAACATCGCAACGGAACCTGAAGAAGTACTCACCCAGCAGCCAGAGGCCACCCCGGTGGAGCCTGAGCAGCAGGCAGAGACGCTTCAGGAAGAAGATGTGGTGACTATCGCGGGAGAATCGCCGGCTCCAGAGGAGGAAGAGAAGCAGGCACCCGAATGGGTGCGTAACCTGAGAAAGAGCTACCGAGAGTTGCAGCGTGAGAAGCGCGAACTTGAGGAGAAACTCAAAGCGGTTTCACCGGCAACAGAGCAAAGTCCTGTTGTTCTTGGACGAAAACCAACGCTTGAGGGTTGCGATTACGATTCAGACAAGTTCGAGAGCGAACTTGCGGCATGGTTTGAGCGGAAGCGACAGGCTGACGAGGCTGAAGCGAAGCAAAAAGCCAGGCAGCAAGCCGAACAGGAGACTTGGCAGAAGAAGTTGGAAGGCTACACCCAGTCTAAGACGGGACTGAAAGTTTCTGATTTCCAAGACGCCGAGGACACAGTTCTTGAGACGCTGAATGTGACGCAGCAGGGCATCATTCTTCAGGGAGCGCAGAATCCGGCGGTTGTGGTGTATGCCCTCGGCAAAAACCCCAACAAGGCCAAGGAACTGGCTGCAATTTCTGATCCGGTTCAGTTCGCGTTTGCAGTTGCAAAACTTGAAACCCAGCTCTCTGTGACCAAGAAACAAGCTCCACCTCCCGAAAAACGGATCAATGGCAACGGTAGTCTCGGTTCGTCCAGCACTCAACTGGACCGGTTGCGCGAGGAAGCGGCGCGTACCGGGGACTTTACCAAGGTAATCGCTTTCAAGCGTCAGTTAAAATCCCAATCCAACTAGTATATGGCTAACTCGTTCAGCAAAGAAGAAAGAGTGGCGTTTGAGAACCTCCTCGAAGGTTTCCAAGACGCCCTTGTCCTGTCCCGCAACGTCTCGATCTACAACACGGATCAGACGATGATGGAACGCACCAACAACACGATCTGGAGGCCGCAGCCTTATATCGCGAAGTCCTACTCGGGCACCGATATGACCAGCAACTTCACGGATTACACCCAGCTCTCCGTGCCTGCCACGATCGGCTACAACCAGTCCGTGCCGTGGATTATGACGGCCACCGAACTGCGTGACGCCCTTCAGGAACAGCGCCTCGGTGACGCCGCGAAGCAGAAGCTGGCGAGCGACATCAACGTCGCTGTGCTCAACGTCGCGTCCTCTCAGGGCACGCTCGTTGTGAAGCGTCTCTCGGCTGCCACCGGCTTTGATGACGTTGCCCAGTGCGAGGCCATCTTCAACGAGCAGGGTGTCAACGATTTCGATCGTTACCTGGCGCTCTCCACCCGTGACTACAACGGGATGGCGAATAACCTCGCTGGTCGTCAGACCCTTCAGGGTAAGGCGCTGACCGCTTACGATCGCGCTTACATCGGCCAGATTGCGAGCTTCGGCACCTACAAGCTGGACTACGCGAACCGCATCGGCGCTGCTGCCGGTTCCGGCATCACGATCGACACCCGCGATGCGGCTGGCAACTACCAGATCCCGAAAGCGGTTAGCAGTTCGCCCACGACGGCCGAGCGCCTCAACGTGGACAACCGCTACCAGACCATCACCGTGTCGAGCAGCACTGGCGTTGCCGCTGGCGACTGCTTCACGATCGCTGGCGTGAACGCTGTCCATCACATCACCAAGGGCGACACCGGCCAGCTCAAGACCTTCCGCGTTATCAGCGTTCCCGCTGGTGGCACGACTCTGGTCATCAGCCCCGGCATCGTGTCCAACCAGGTTCCCTCTGCCGCTTCGGCTGAGTACCAGAACTGCGTTGTGAACACCAAGGCGTCCAACAGCGCCATCGTGTTCTTGAACACTGTGGCGGCTCCGATCAACTGCTTCTGGCAGAAGGACGCGATCGAGATCCTGCCCGGTCGCTATGCGGTGCCTGCTGACGCCGGCGCCAACGTGATGCGCGCTTCCACCGACCAGGGCATCGAACTGGTCATGCAGAAGCAGTACGACATCAACACGATGAAGACCCGTTACCGGCTCGACACGCTCTTCGGAGTCGTGAACAAGCAGCCGGAAATGAGCGGGATCATCCTGTTCGGCCAGTCCTAAGCTGACTAGCACGAGGGGAGGGTGGTTGACTCCGCCCTCCCCTTTGTGTATCAACTCTTTATGCCTCTCAAAAAAGGATACTCACAAAAAACGATCTCCAGCAATATCAGCAGGGAGATGAAAGCCGGTTACCCACAGAAGCAAGCCGTTGCAATCGCGCTCAGTACTGCGCGCAAAGCCAAGCAGGCGGCAGGAAAACCAGTTGGGAAGCTCAAGAAATGACTGAGTTTCCTGCACTTGTGTATCGTGCGAGCGGAAAATACATCCGCCCAAACGGCACATACGATTTTACCGGGGTGGCGACTCAAGAGGAACTCGACCAGAAGCTGTCTGAAGGCTGGTTTTTGACCATTGAGGACGCTGTTGCTGCAAAAACAGCACCACCAAAGGCTGTTGAAGTGATTTCTGAGCCTATTTTGGAAGACAACGCGCCTCCCACACGTCAAGAGCTTGAAATCAAAGCAACAGAGCTTGGAATCAAGTTCGATGGACGGTATTCTGACAAGAAAATCGCCCAGATGATCGACGAAGCACTCGCCAAGTAACATGAGCTGGACCAAGAGACAGATTATTGAGCAGGCGTTCGAGGAGATCGGGTTGGCGTCGTACATTTTCGACATCACACCCGACCAACTTGAGAGCGCACTCAGGCGTCTGGATCTCATGGTGGCTTCCTGGCAGGCGCGGAACATCCAGATCGGGTATCCGCTGCCTGCTAGCCCGCAAAACAGCAACATTGATGAGCCCATTGAGACCTCTCTTAACAACAATGAAGCTCTGGTGCTTAACCTTGCTGTTCGTCTGGCTCCAGCTTATGGAAAGTCTTTGTCTCCAGACACGAAGGCTACTGCGAAGCTTCTTTACGACCAACTCCTGAGTGAGGCATCGATGCCTTACGAGCAGCAGTTCCCGCGCACGATGCCGCTTGGTGCCGGGTACAAGCGTACCGATCAGGTTTTTGTCAATGTCCCGGATCTCAACCCGCTTGTGGTCGAGCAGAACGACCAGATGCTCTTCAAGAACTCTTAGCCATGGCTATCGAACGCTTGTCCCTGCTGGACACAATCACCGCGAACACTTACTTCGCGGTCAACGTCAACAACCAAGACTACCGTGCAGCGGCTGGTTCTGTGGCTGAGTACATCAACGCCCAGGGTTCTGCCGGGGACGGCAAGGTGATCCAGTACGCCGGCCCCACTTCAACCGGGTTCACGGTAACGATTAATGACAGCAGCGCCAGCGTGTGGCTTGTCCTGACTCCCAGTGGCACGCTGGCAGCCGGCACGCTCACGCTGCCTGCTGTCGCCAACTGCGTGGCTTCACAAGAAATCCTTGTGAGTTCGTCCCAGACCATCACAGCACTGACCATCGGGCTTAATGGTGCGCTGGCTGTTGGGGCGCCTACGACGATCTCCGCTGGAGGATTTTTCACGCTCCGCTTTGAACCGGTCCTCAAGACTTGGTATCGTGTCAGCTAACTGTATTGACCTATGGGACTCGCCTTTCAACCTGCTTACTCGACCGGCGTCACGGTAACGCCGAACACCTCTTCGCAGACCATCACGCTTGGGTTCACCTCTGAGTCGCTGGTGTTTACTAACCTCGGGGCCACTACGGTGTACGTCCGTGTGGGCACAGCCACATCTGGCACACCTGCAACGACTGCCGGGTATCCTGTCGTTGCCGGCTCTCAAGTCTCCATCGGCAAGGATCAGGACGATGACACGGTATCGTTCATCTCTCCCGGGGGCGCTGGGTCGCTTCACATCATCCAAGGAATCGGCCTGTGATTCGCTTTCTGTCCAGACGCAGGTCCAAAACGCCGGCGACGGTTGGTGGAGTAACGCCTCCGCCTCCCGGCACGTTTACTTACCTGCGTCCAGATGCGACCTCCCAGTTCAAACGTCCTGACGGCACCTCAATCTACATCAGACCCTAGCCATGCCAGACCTTACAGTTTCAGCCGACATTGACTCCTTCATGCAGTCCGCTAACAAGGCTGCTGCTGTCTCGTTTTTAGGAGCACTCACAACCGCCCAGATTGCGGGGCTTTCGACCACTGCGCCTGCGGCACTTGCTACTACTGGCGTTGTTGGCTTGAGCACTTTTGCTTCTCCTGCTGACCATCAGCATGTGTTTCCTACCGCTGCAGAGGTTGGAGCGTTGAGCACTGCTGATATTGCCGGGCTGTCCACGACGGCTCCCGCTGCTTTGGCTACGACTCCTGTTGTGGGGCTGAGCCAGTTTGCTGCACGGGCAGACCACCAACATCAGTACAGCCCTACCTCTAGTCAGGTCTTCACAACCTCTG